CTTAGTAGATATTACAGTAGACACAGATACAGCATCTTGTGATGTTGAAATATTTGTAGGGAGCGCTTAATGGCATCGACATATACGGATATTGGCACAGAGTTAATGACCACTGGCGAGAACGCCGGTAACTGGGGAACAAAAACAAATACCAATTTAAAAATTATAGAAGAAGCCGTTCGTGGTTATGTAGCACAATCTATTGCGGGTGGTGCTGATACTACAGCTTTAACATATACCGATGGTTCTACAGGTGATGCTGCAAGAAACATGGTTATTGCTTTAACAGGATCAATTACAGGAAATCAAGTTGTAACCGTAACTGCTAAAGAAAAAGTTTGGATTGTTGATAATCAAACATCAGGTGCTTATACAGTTCAATTTATGGTATCAGGTCAAACTGGTGTTACTTGGGCGGCAACTGATAAAGGAACAAAAATTTTATATTGTAATGGTACTGATGTTATTGATACAGGAATTACATCTGCCGGAGCATTTGACTTAGATGGTAAAGAATTAATACTAGATGCTGATGCAGATACAAGTCTTACAGCGGATACAGATGATCAAATAGATATTAAAATTGCAGGTACAGATCAACTAACAATTAAAGATGGAGCATTATCTCCAGTTACAACTAATGACATTGATTTAGGTACTGCATCATTAGAATTTAAAGATGCATATTTTGATGGCACAGTAACTTCAGATGCTTTTGCTGGACCTTTAACAGGTAATGTAACAGGTAATGCAAGTGGTACAGCAGCTACAGTAACAACTGCAGCACAATCAAATATTACATCATTAGGAACTTTAACAACGCTAACTGTTGATAATGTTATTACTAACGGTGCTACAATCGGGCATACAAGTGATACAGATTTAATAACACTTGCTGATGGTGCAGTAACAGTAGCTGGGACTATTGGTTCTGGTGCAATAACTTCAACTGGTATTGTGACAGGTACAGCTTTTACTGCTGGTAGTGCTGTTCTTGCAGAAGCTGAATTAGAATTATTAGATGGATTAACAGCAGGTACAGCTATTGCTTCTAAAGTGGTTACAACAGATGCCAGTATAGATACAACAGGACAAAGAAATTTAACAATCTCTGGTGAACTAGACGCTGCAACAGGAGATTTTTCTGGTGATGTTGATGTAGACGGAACTATGGAAGCGGATGCGTATACTCTTGAAGGTTCAGCTTTTATTAAAGTCGCTGGAACAAATTTTACAAACAGTTTATTAGTTGGTCATGCAACTACAGGAACTTTAAGTTCAGCAGATGGAAATACTGGAGTTGGATTTGTATCATTAGATGCTTTAACTAGTGGAGATAATAATACAGCTATAGGATATAATTCTTTAAGTACTCTTACAACTGGCACAAATAATGTTGGTTTAGGTGGTTGGGCTTTAAAAGCAACTGTTGATGGTGGTAATAATACAGCAGTTGGTTATCTTTCTCAAAAAGATGCCACAGGTGGATCAGGTAATACATCATTAGGTTATGACAGCTTAGAAGATGTAACAGGAGATAATAATATTGCAATAGGAAAAGGTGCAGGAAAAAATATTACATCTGGAGATGGTAATGTAATTATTGGTCAAATTGATGCCGATAGTGCAACAGGAGATAAACAACTTATAATTGCAGATGGAGTAGATGGTTCAGTAGCTTGGCTTAAAGGAGATAGTTCAGGTAATTTAACTTTCCCTGGTGCTCTACAAGTAAGTGGTGCAGTAACTGTTGGTGTCGATGACACAGGATTAGATGTAAAATTATTTGGTGCCTCTGCGGGTGCCTACATGGAATGGGATGAAAGTATAGACACACTTAGAATTGTGGGAGCATCTGCGGATGCAACTACGAGTACAGGTAAATTACTTTTAGCGACATCACTAACAGATATTAATGCAAGTGACGTAATAGGAAAAATAGACTTTCAAGCTCCACTTGAAGCTGGAGGAACAGACGCAATTACGGTTGCTGCTTCTATTCAAGCTATGGCTCAAGGTACATTTAGTGCTTCAGTCAATGCAACAGATTTAATATTTTTTACAGGACATTCAGAAGCCGCTACAGAAAAATTTAGATTTACTTCTCAAGGAGAGATCGGTGTCGGAGGTGCTAATTATGGTACTGATGGACAAGTATTAACTTCTGCTGGTGCAGGAGCCGCTCCCGCATGGGAAGATGCTGCTGGTGGTCTTACTGGAAAAGTTGAAGGAACAAATTTTACAGGATCTTTATTAGTTGGTCATTCAACAACAGGAACTTTAAGTTCAGCTAGCCAAAATACTGGAGTTGGTATAAATGCTTTAAACACAATAACTCAAGGAGATAGAAATGTTGCTGTTGGTCATGATGCTGGCACAGCAATTACTACAGGATCAGATAATATAGCAATGGGAAGAGCTGCTTTAACTACAGCTTCAACTGCATTACAAAATACTGGAGTTGGTGGTTATGCTTTGCAAGATGCCACAGGTAGTTATAATTCAGGAATAGGTTATGGCGCTGGAAAAGAGATAGCTGCTGGTGATTATAATATTTGTTTAGGTTATCTAGCTGGTGATAATATCACATCAGGCTCTGGTAATGTCGTAATCGGAAAAGCAGATGTCTCAAGTGCAACAGCTGACGATCAACTTTCAATAAGTGATGGTGAAGATGGTTCAGTAGTTTGGATGACTGGGGATAGTTCTGCAAATATAACTTTCGCTGCTGAAGTAGCAGCTGCAACATTAGACATTTCAGGTGCAATTGACATTGATGGTACAGCAAATTTAGACACAGTTGATATTGATGGTGCAGTTCAAATAGACGCTGCATTTACTTCAGGTGTTGACGGGCAAGGATACGATACAAAATTTTTTGGAGATACATCAAGTGCTTACATGTTATGGGACACATCGGCAGATGATTTAGTTTTCGCAGGTGCAGCAGGAATTGATCTTGCTGGCGATATTGACGTGGATGGAACTGCTAATTTGGATGTTGTTGATATTGATGGTGCTGTAGATATGGCAAGTACTCTTGCTGTTGCTGGAGTTTCTTCATTTGCTGTAGCAGCTAATGTTGCACAAGCAGCAATCACATCATCATCAAATGCAGTAGCTTGGGATGCTTCTGCCAAACCAAACGCATACCATATAACAACAGAAAATACGACTTTATCTGCACCAAGTAATGCAGTTGAAGGTGCTTTTATTTGTATAGAAATTAATTTTAACGGAAGTCATACATTTGCGTGGAACGCAATATTTAATTTTGCCGCTGATACTGCTCCTACGACAACAGATACAGATGCGAAAACTGACATTTTGGTATTCAGATACAATGGAGCAATTTGGCAAGAAGTAGGTAGAACTTTAAACATACCAGAGAGTTAATAGGAGATAATATGTGGGCATTAATAGAAGATAACACAATAACAAAAATAATAAATAATCCTAAAGCTATGCTTATAGGAGATACTCAATATTCAAGAAATATATTTTCTTTTAGATGGAGTAATGAAGAAAGAGAAGCTATCGGACTTTATGAAATTGTTTTTAATAACACAAATAAAAAAGACGAAGCGTATTATATTAATACAAATCAATCCTTTGCCTTTGCAGATGGAGTAGTTACAGCTAGTTTTGGAAGTGCTACGGCTAAAGCTCATGCAGATACTACATGGTCGCAAGATGATGAAGATGCTGGGGATTTACCATCTGACAAATCAGTTGGAGATGTAAGAACTAGAGGATTAAAATATAATTTAATTCAAACAATTAAAAAACAAGCTGCTGGAATATTACAAGATACAGATTGGTACATTGTTAGAAAAGCAGATGCTAGTACAGCAGTACCATCAGCTATTACAACCCATAGAGCAGCAGTTAGAACAAAAGCTGCAGCTCAAGAAACTCAAATTACAAACGCAAGTGATACTCCAGCATTGGAAACTTTATACACATACACTATAACAGATGGTGTTCAATCAAGACCATTAGGCGAACTTCCAAGATTGGAGAGTTAATGATAATTCTTGGAACTAATTCCGTTAAAGATACAGGATACGATGTAGCCAACTCATGTAGGTTTAATGCTGGCGATAGTGATAATATGCACAAGACACCTGGAAGTGCTAGTAATAGAAGAAAATTTACATTTTCTTGTTGGATTAAAAAAGGAGATATAACTCCTAGTGCGGATACTTGTCTTTTTTCTGGAGATAATAGTGATGATAATGCAAGACCAGATGATATTAGAATTAAAGATACAGGAAAACTTCAAGTTGCTTTTAGAAATACAAATGATGGAGTAGTATCAACAAAAAGAGTATTAAGAGATCCTAGTGCATGGATGAATATTGTTGTATCTATTGATACAGAACAAAGCACAGCATCAAATAGAGTAAAGATTTATATAAATGGAGTTCAAGAAACTAGTTTAGAGGGTGATGGAAGTGGAGATCCAACTTATCCAAGTGAAGATCATGATTGTACAGGCTTTGGCAGAGATACTAAAATTACTGTAGGTGCAAGATCAATGGATACTCCAGATAAATTTTTTGATGGCTATTTAGCAGAAGTAGTTTATATAGATGGGTTACAATTAGCACCAACTTCATTTGGAGAATTTGACGAAGATAGTCCGACAATCTGGAAACCGATAGATGTATCAGAATTAACATTTGGTACAAATGGTTTTTATTTAGATTTTGAAGCTAGCGATAACCTAGGCAACGACGCAAACGGCGGTACGGATCTGACAGAAGTTAATCTAGCCGCAACAGATTCTGCTACAGACTCACCTACTAATAATTTTGCAACATTAAATCCTACAGATAATTATTATGCAGGTGCAACTCTTTCAGAGGGTAATCTTTTACAAGTTTCAGGTACTTTTTCAGGTGATAGTACTGGACAACTTGCTCCTGTTCATAGCACCATAGGTGTATCAAGTGGCAAATGGTATTCAGAAGTTAAATTTGTTTCAACTACTACACATGATTATGGCAGATCTGGAGTTACATCAAATCAAAGTGGCCCAGCTGACGCTACAGCATCATTAGGATATTTTTCAGGTAGTTATGGATATTTTTTTAATAGTGGTGATATATATAATGGAAATGGTGATACTGCAACATCACCAACTTATGGTAGTTCAGTTGATGTTGGAGATATTATAGGTATGTATTTAGATTTGGATAATAATAAATTGTATTTTGCTGATAATGGCACATTGGTAAGTTCAACAGGAATATCAATAACAGCTGCAGCAAGTACAAATTTAGGTTCTTATTTTTTTGGTCTTACAGATCAAAGTAGAGCCGCCGCAACATTTGGTTGGAACTTTGGTGGTTGTTCAGCATTTACTGTTTCATCTGGAAACACAGATGTAAATGGATATGGAAATTTTGAATACGATCCAAGTTCAGGAACTTTTGATGGTGCAAGTAAAAATTTTTTAGCACTATGTACAAAAAATCTTGCGGAGCATGGATAATGACAATAAATTTAAACCCTATATTTCCAGAAGCAATTTTAGAAACAAAATTAGATATAAATCCTGAATGGTTAGAATTTGTTAAAAATATTGAGTATAAAAGAAATATACCTAATAATGGACACATATCTAAAAATTTTGAAATATTAGAAGAAAAAAAATTAAGTCTATTAAAAGAAAATATTAATAATATAATTAAAAAATATACTGAAGATTATTTAAAAATATCTAACAAATTTAAAATAACTTGTTCTTGGGTAAATAAACATACTAAAAATGATTTTGCCCAACCTCATTTACATAAAAATAGCATAATTTCAGGAATTTTTTACCTACAAACTAAACAAGGTTCAGGAGATTTAATTTTTTCAAGAACTAATTTTTTATCTGATACATTTTCTTTTGATATAATAAATGATAATATTATAAATACCAATAATGTTGTTTTTAAAGTTTATGATGGACTTTTACTTATATTTCCATCAAGAATAAAACATGGCACATTCCCTATGCCTTTTGATAATTATGAAAGAATATGTTTAGCTTTTAATACTTTTATAACTGATAAAATTGGATATGATGATACAAAAATAAATTTAAAAGGAGATATATAGTGGCATACACAACAATAGACGATTCAGAGGCATATTTCCAAACAGCTTTACATACTGGAACAGGTTCAGAACTAGCTGTAACTTTACCTGGTGATACAGATATGCAACCAGATTTTACATGGATTAAAAATAGAACTCAAACTTACTCATTCCGATTATTTGATAGTGTAAGAGGAGCAACTAAACTTTTATATTCTGATATAGCAGATGCAGAAGGAACTGATGCTCAAGGTTTAAAATCATGGCAATCAGATGGTTTTACTATAGGAACAGATGGTGGAATTAATACAAACACAAACTCAATAGTATCTTGGAACTGGAAAGAATCTGCAACTGCTGGGTTTGATATAGTTAGTTATGCAGGAACTGGAAGTGCAAAAACAGAATCACATTCACTTTCAGCGGTGCCAAAATTAATAATTGTTAAAAACCGTTCTGCTAATGATGCTTGGCAAGTGTATCATGGTGCAAATACAGCAGCACCAGAAACAGATTATTTAGTTTTAAATACTACTGCAGCAACAGCAGATGCTGCTGATAGGTGGAATGATACCGCTCCAACTTCTTCAGTATTTAGTTTGGGAGATGGTGATGAGGTAAACACTAATACTGAGAATTATATAGCCTACTGCTTCGCAGAGAAACAAGGCTATTCAAAATTTGGAAGCTACACAGGTAATGGAAATGCTGATGGAACATTTGTTTATACAGGATTTAAACCAGCTTTCATTATGTGGAAAGGCACAGCATCCACCCAAAATTGGATGCTAGTTGATAATAAAAGAGATGTTAGTAATCTAGGTAATAGTTTAAATGATGTTGCTTTTCCTAATTCTAGTCAAGTACCTAATGATGGAGAAACTTTTTTAGATGTATTGTCAAATGGTTTTAAAATTAGAACTACAGAAGCTGGTGTTAATTCTAGTGGAGAAGTTCATATTTACATGGCTTTCGCTGAAGCACCATTTGTAAATTCAAACGGAGTACCAAATAACGCTAGGTAATTATGCTACAAAAAATTAATATACAACCTGGATTTAATAAACAAGTAACCGCAACCGGCGGCGAGGGTCAATGGGTGAGTGGTGATTACGTTAGATTTAGATATAATTCACCTGAAAAAATAGGAGGTTGGGCACAACTTGGAGACAATACTCTTACAGGAAGAAACACGGCTCTTCATCATTTTGTCAATGCAGCAGGAATTAAGTATGCAGCCATTGGCACCAACAGATTTTTATATGTATATTCAGGAGGAGCATTTTATGACATTACTCCTATTAAAAGTACCACAACTTTAACTAGCGCTTTTACAACAACGAATGCAGATGCCACAGTCACAATTACATTTGCATCTGATCATAATATTACTAAGTATGATATTATTCGGTGTGATAATTTTTCATCCGCAACAAACTCTAATTTTGATTCCGATGATTTTGACGATACAAATTTTATGGTTACCTCCGTTCCAACTTCAACAACAATTACCGTTGAAATGGGATCCGTTGAATCTGGATCAGGAGCTAGTACTTCTGGTGGAGTAAGAGTTAAACATTTTTATTCAATAGGACCTGCGGTTGAAGAATCAGCGGCTGGTTGGGGACTTGGATTATGGGGTGGAACTGTAGCTGGAGAAATTACGGCAACTTTAAATGGCGCATTAACTTCTGGTTCAACTAGTATAGTTTTATCCGACTCAGGATCTATGCCGGCAACAGGGACAGTTTTAATAGACAGTGAAAGAATTGCTTATACATCAAATACTACAGGAACAGATACATTATCAGGATTAACAAGAGGATCAGATAATACTACAGCTGCCTCACACTCTGATGGCGCAACTGTATCCGATGCATCAGATTATACTAAATGGGGTGCTTCACAAACAGGTGACATTGTAACAGCTCCAGGACTTTGGTCTTTGGATAATTTTGGAAATAAATTAATTGCAACTATCTTTGATGGTGCAACTTTTGAATGGGATTCAGATGCAACGGGAGCAACATCTACCAGAGCGACAATTATTGCTAACTGTCCTACTGCATCATTACAAACTTTAGTATCCACTCCAGACAGACACTTAATTGCTTTTGGAACAGAAACTACAATTGGTACAGCATCAACACAGGATGATATGTATATTCGATGGTCAGATCAAGAGTCAATTGATGCTTCAACTTCTTGGACACCTTCAGCAACCAATACCTCTGGTACACAAAGACTGGCCGACGGAACACGGATCGTTTCAGCAATTAGAGGTAGAGATGCCATTTATATTTGGACTGATACCTCTTTATTTATTATGAGATTTGTTGGTGCACCTTTCGTATTTTCATTTCAACAAGTTGGAACAAACTGTGGATTGATTGGCAAGAATGCAGCCGTTGAAGTAGATGGTTCTGCATACTGGATGTCAGAAAATGGTTTCTTTAGGTATACAGGTAAACTAGATTCACTAGCATGTTTAGTTGAAGACTATGTTTATGATGATATTAATACAATTCCAAGACAACATATTTATGCA